CCCGCCCTCATGCTCACGCGGCCTGACAAGGTGCGTCTGGCCCATCGTCAAGTCGGCGGGCTCTAACCCATCGTCTGCGACGATCCATTGGTAGGGCTGCACCGTTTGACGAGCCATGTACTGCTCGGCCAAGGCCATGCCCTTCGGCTGATCTGCCGTGGGAGTAATGACAGAAATCTTCATTAGTAGTCGTTCACAGGTCGGCTGTAATGCTTCCAGCCGAAGTAGCGGCAGCGGTCGAATGTTCCAGGCCAGCGGTCAAGATCGAATCCGAGCTTCCAGCACACGTAATCCAGGCTCATTTGATCGCGCAGGCTGCGGGTTTCGATCTCATGGCACCACGCCTCGTTCACCGCGATCACCTCCGGCGTATGCCGCCTGAAAATCACGCCGTTGCACGACAGTTCGCGCATGGGGTTGTCGTCAGTGTCGAAACCCTCGGCTTGGTATGCCGCCAACTGGCTGCGTATCTGCCCCGGTGTGCTTTTGCCGATGCGTATGATTTCCTCAGCTTCCTGGCTAATCCGCGTTCTGTCACGATGCCGGAAATTGACGAAATCACCTCGATTGAAAAGCGTCGGATTAGTCACCCGTAGCGTGAAATTCGCGTCAATCCACAAACTGCACTCTGTTTCAGTGAACAGATGGCTCAATGCCTTGATCGTGCGCGATGACCGAGTAGGAGTAGATTGCTTTGGGAGCCGCACAACCTCCCAAGAGCGGGGTTTCAATTCCTGATCGGTAAAACATACGAACCTGACGCCGGGAATCTCGGGCTGCTCATGCAATGGGTCAGTATTGCCAAAAACGCATGTATAAACAGTCAAATCCACGCTAGAGCATCCTCTAAATCCATCCTCGGGAAGCACTCAAGAGCCGTTTTCCGGCTTGCGTTCACGATTTCTACGCCCGACACCTTCCGAGCGAAGCCTGCAAACCGCATCGACCAGTGCTGAACGCTGCCGGCATTGCCTAAACCCTTCGGATGGTCGCCGTGCCAGTGCGTTTGTCCGTCTGTGTGCTGGCAGTCGTAACCCAAAAGAACGATTTTCTCGGCTCCGTAGAGCATCGCTAGTTTGATCGCGCCAAGCCCCGAATTTCGCTGCGGGTTGATGGCGACCTTTTCAACGCCTCGAATGCTGTTGGAGCTAAAAGAGCGCCCCTGGAAGGTGCTTTTGACGTCCTCGCTGTAGACGTTCCACCACGCAGCATCCATTGCGAACAGAGCGTCAGCCCACGGCGCAATCTGATACGTCGAATTAGCTACAACGACTCCTGCGTCTTGCGTTTCCTCGCGCCACGCTTGGATGCGTTCTGCGTCTGATCGAGTAAGGCTTGGGCCGCTGGCGATACAGACGGCTTTGCGCCAACGGCCGGCGAAGGGACTACCTTTTTCTCCGGCGCTACAGGTAGGGCCACGACGTTTCGAACCAGCCCGTTTCTGGCTAGATCGTCTACGTAAGAATCGGGCGCAATCAAGCGATCACCGGCACGCACGATCTCTTTTGTATCGGTGCGTTGAAACGTCCGTTTTGCGGTTGCTTTCTTCATGTTCCGTCCAAAAGGAAAGGGGGCCGAAGCCCCCTACTCGGTTTTAGGTTGAAGATGTGCCGTCAAGCTCACCGTGGACAAAGGCCAGCGGGCGCTTCACAGCGAGGGCGAGACGCTCTTCAAACATGATCGAAACCATGTTGTGAATGAAGTCATCCTCGTTCTCGGTGGACATGAAGATAGCGGCTTGCATGCGGTCGTAGATAGTCGCCGCGGTGGCGAATGCGCCGACCATGAAATCGCCTTGCGGCATGGCATCGCACTCGACCACAGGCAGGCCCCACAGGCGGGCAGGCGCACCAGTTGTTGCAGCGCTGAACAGATAGCGATTCTCACCATCCTTCAGCAGTTCGATCTCCGCCCAATCAGCCGGATTCAGAACAATGCCGGTTGCACCGTAGTAGGACTGGCGAACCTGCAGAATCGCGCGGCGCAGAATATCAACCGGCGTATCGGTGGAAGACTGAACCACGGAAATATCGAACGGCGTAGCCTGCGGAATCAGGCCAAGCAGGTTGATGCCTGTGCCATCACCAAGCAGAAGCTGATCTTCTTCCACCTGCTTGAGCATTTCCATGCCTTCATTGTCGATCTCAGCACGCAGGCGCTTGAAGTCCTGCAGAACTTCCATCGAAGTCTTGAAGTAATGGGCGATCTTGCGAACCGGCGTTTCCTTGCGGTCATAGGTCAGGTCGGACTTGGGCTTTTTTCCGCCTTCGGACACCATTGCGGCGCTATTGGTGCGCACGTTGGTCTGCACCCATTCGACCAAATTGGTATCGACAGGGACGGTGGGAATCAGCGAGCGAAGCATGCGCGGGCGGTAGGGGTCGCTGACAATGCCAGGCTCACGGTAGGACCAGATGCCATCACCTGCTGACGCGGAGCCAGATGTAATGTCCTTTATTTCCAGAGCGCGGGATTGGCCCTTGTGACGCTGCTTACCGGCAAATTCCTTGAACTCGTCGGACTCAACGAACATTTGACCAAGGGTTCTCTTTTGCTCAACCTCGTTGTTGGCACGAACGGCCAATTGCTCGATAGCAGCGAGGCGGGCTTCGGTTTCCGCGTACTTCTCGCTCATCTGAGCAACTTGATTCTTGGTTTCCTCGGTGACCTTGCCAAACTCTTTGAGCTCGTGCTCGGACTTGGCAATTGCATCAGTTACTTGGTCGGCATGCTGTTTAACAGCTTCCAGGATTTCGTCTTTGACTTCCATGTTTAACCTCTCGGAGTGACATTCAAAATGGATCGCACCTGTTCAAGCAGTGCGGTACTTTTGCCTGCCTCAGAATCACTCCGGGCAATGGCCTTGACGCGGGCCACAAGAGCCAGCGCCTCGGATTTCGAGAAGCCTGCATCACGCAAGCAATCCTCAACTTCCGATAAGGTGGTGATTTCGCTAATGCCTTTCACGCCGGTAATCCGGGCGGCATCGTTTGCGGGGAAGGTGACAAGCGACACCTCCCACAGATCAACTTTTTTGAGCGTTCGGATGCCCGTTTTCTGGTCGAAACTGTCCTCGCGGGTCACAAACCCAATAGACAGGCCAGACAGAGCATCCATCTTCAGTAATTCGTAGGCTTCAGCGCCTCGCGCGGTCTTGAGCGCGAGCTTACCCTTTAGGTGCAGCCCTACAGAATCCTCACGGACTTCCTCATAGACGCCGATGGGCTCACCCGAGCGGTGCTGCCACAGCAAAGCAGGTTTGCGCTGCTCGATGCTTTCAGAAAACGCGCCTGGGACAACGATCTCGTCGTAGGCGTCCTTCACTCCAAATACGGACCCGTAGCCGGTAAAGGTGCCATCCTCGGCTACCTCCTTGACCTCAAAGGGAACATCAAGATGCTTCAGTTTCATTGGTAGGCTCCTTTAGCCAGTGCAGCAGCGCCGCCTTAGCCGCAGGCGAATCGATGCCAGCCCCTAGCTGGTCAAGGGGCAAGAGATTGGATTGAGCGGTAAAAATTTCCCCGCCGTCGATAGCTGGCAGGTTTTCCAGGCGGCGAACCTCGTTTCGGTTCATCCAGCCGTTTTGCAGTGCAGTCGAGTAGAAGTTGGTGCGGCTTTGTGTGTCGGCCCTCAAGAGCCCTTCCACATTGAATTCGGCGTAGTAGCGCAACTGCTCAGCCGGGGTAAGAAGCTGCAGCCAGATTGCCTGCTCGATTCGCTTCAGCCACGGGCGCAGACCATATTGCAGGAACCATAGATTCAACTGCTCGCTGGAGCTGGCCCAACTCGATGCCTTATCGGTGCAGCCGATCATCGAAGGCGGCACACCGAACCAGCGGCATACTTCCTCGATGGAGAACACGCGGGATTCAAGAAGCTGCGCGTCATCAGGATTGATGCCGACCGTGCCGACTTCCATCCCCGCCTCAAGAAGCGGTGTTTTCCCGGCGTTCAAGGCGCCAGACAACGCCTTTACATTCTCGCGAAACTGCTCGCGCTGCGGCTTTTCTACCACCCGATCCATCTTGAAGTAAGTGGTTGGGTGTAGGCCGTTCTTAAAGGTCGCGCTCGCTGCCTGATTGCCCGCCAGCGCTGAACCAAACACCTCGGCCCCATACTTGATAACGGACATTCCGAACCTGCCATGCATCGTGAATCCCGGCACATGGAATATGTCAGCTTCAGGAATAACCCGAGCCTTACCGTTGTCGTCGGTGTACTGGAACTCGTACCGCCCGGAGTCCAGCTTGCGCCATGTCAGACGAGACGAATCGAGCAACTCCAGAGACACCAGGCGCCCACCAAGGCGCTTCTTCTCGGCAAACCCGTTACCGTGGAGCGCGGCATGGACAATGATCGACTCCCAAAAGGCGACCGCAGTAGTATCAGTATTCGGCTTCAATCGGATAAGCTGCGCAGCGGGAACATCCGCCGGCGCGCGACTGCCGTCAGCTTTGCGCTCGTACAGCCCAATGGGAAGCGTGGCGATGGTCTGCGACACCAGACGAGTACACGCCCACACCGCAGATAGGGTGAGAGCCTTGTCAGTGGTCACAACGACACCCGACGACGACTCACGCCCATACCACTGAGTCCAGTGGTCGGCGCTATCCAGGCCGAACCCGAGCCAATTGAGAATTGCGCTCTTGATTCGGCCCGGTTTTTGGTCTTTCGTTTTCATACGATAATCGGGTCGCTCAAAAAGTCTGTTAGATCCGCCTCTTGTTCGGCGTTACCTGCCGCTCCAAAAGCCATAGCGAGGGCCACGAGTCCGTCAATGCGTCCCGTCGCCTTGTGTTTGTCCAGCTTCCTATTCCCTGCCGCATCCTTGGATATGACCGCGTTCGCGGCGCACATCGTCAGCACCGGATGATTCCCATGTGCGATACGGCCATTGAGTAATTCCGACTCCAGCGTGTCGATAGCTGGAGACATGTCTTTGAATCCCTGCCCGCATTCGACCAACGGAAGCTCGACGCCGATTCGGTCCAGCTCCTTCTGCATCAAACTGATGCGCCACCGGTCGTAGGCAATCGCCTGTACGTTCAAACTCGACAGAATCGACGCTATATCCTGGGCGACATACTCGTAATCAACCGTCGCACCCGGCGTCGTGTGCAGATAGCCCTGCTTCGCCCATACGTCATACGGCTGCCGGTCACGCTTGGAGCGATCAATCAGCCCCTGCTCAGGCGTCCAGAAGTGCGGCACGACATGCCAAGTGCCTGCAATGCGCCCGATAATCACCAATGCGGTCAGGTCGGTACGTGCCGACAAGTCCAGCCCGACGAAAACCGGCGTATCGCGGAATTCCAGCACCTTCGCGCCGTTGGCATCCCACACGTTCTTACTTATGAACGGCGTGACGGTCGAAACCCGCTGATTGAGAATCAGGTTTCGGAAGGTGTTCTCAGCCGATGGCATCCGGGAGGCTTGGTTTGCCTGCTCTTTCAAGTCCTCCAGGCTTCTAAACAACCCGAGAGCAGGGTTAGCGGCCTTCCATGCCTTCTCGTCCAGCACATCAGCGCCCTTATCCGCCGCATACACATGACTCACAATGCGTGGGTCTTGCGACTTCTCCGCGTCGTCCAGCCATTGGCTCAGCAGATCCGCGTCAGTGGCAGCCTGAGTGCTAATAGCCAAAAGTAAGGGCGCTTCGTGAGCGCCCTGTGCTGTGGTAATCGCGTCCACAAAGTCTGATTGCGGCCCTCGTATCTGCCCCACTTCGTCCAGAATCGCCAGAATGGGCGACAGGCCGTGCGCCGTTGCGCCATCAGCAGCCAATGCCCGGTATTCGACATTGAGCGGTAGACCGATCAGCCGCTTGCTCGAAGGAACAACGCGAACAATCCCCGAAAGCTGTGGCGAAAGCTGCACCATCTTGGAGGCGAGGTTAAATACGAGCGCCGCTTGATCCCGGCTCATAGCGCCGGAGACAATCTGACTGTTTAGCTTCGCCTCCGGACCTACCAAGTGAGCCAGCAACAAGCCAGCGATCAGGCCGGTTTTGCCGTTTTTACGGGCAATCGACAGGTACGCGCGGCGTGTGCCGTGCTTGTTGTCGTATACGGCCTTGATGAACTTCTTCTGAAAGGGCGCAAGCTGGATCGGTTTGCCTACGTGCGCCCCCTCTGGGACATGGCAATATCGCTCGATGAACTCGCAAACCCGTTCGCCACGAGTCATTTTTGCCATCACTTCACCGCATACAAACCCGGGATCAGATCGCTTTCAGCTTCGTCTGCGGCTTTCCCGGCGTCTGCCTGGGCTTGGTTAGCCTTAACCTGATCTCGGCTCTTACCCTGAGTGGCCTCAGCGTGAACCTGCAACATGCGCGAGAGCGCAACCATGCGACGGGTCAGCGTCTCAATAAGGTTGTGCTTCGGGTTCACTATCGGCGTACCGCGTTCATTCACGATAATGTCGCCTTCAGACACGATCTCGCCGTTCAGCCGCTCGATGTTAGCTTTGGTGCGGGCAAGTTCTGCCGCCACCTCAAGGTCAGCGTCAGTCCAGCGATCAGCCGCCCGAGCCTTGGTGATCGAGCGCCAGAATTTCATTGCGCCTTCCGGCACGTCTACATGTTCAGGCACGGCAATCTCGGACAAAGCACCGGCCATAGCGGATACGGCACCTTTCACCGTGTCAGTGCGTTGTCGTCTAGCCATAATTCCTTCCTCGCGCGCGCGGGAAATAGTGAGTTAGCAATTGCGCGATGGGAACCGGCCGGTTTGTAGGGCTCGACCTCCGAAGTCTCGATGTACCCTACCCCCTACCTGTTCCAATGGTGATTTGGATCGAGCGGTCGTCCCGTCTCGTCTCCACCTATCACGTATCCGCGCTTCTCTTGTCTTTGCTTAGTGCTGTCGTGATGCGTCTTGCATAACGACTGAA